ATGAGGGAAATATGTTTATTATTAGTAGCTATATTATTATTATATATATTATTTCCTATTATTATTATTTTTATGGTAATTAAATTTATTTTTACTGGTGATAAGAGGATGATGTTTGTTTGGTTTTACAGAACTGCTAGGGAAATTGATGTATTTGCTAATATAAATTGTGGTGAGTTTTTTAATTCTATATTTTTAACTGAGGGTGGTTATAAATTTGGTAAAAAAAATGAAACTATATCTTCAGTGATTGGGAAAAATCATAGAGATAATACATTATCTATAGCAGGTATGGTTTTAAGGAAAATATTAGATTATATAGATAAGGATCATTGTAAAAAATCAATAAGGGATGATATATCCAATACTCATAAAAATACCCAATAGATTAACTATATACCCTACCTTAACACCATTATATCCTATTTTTAATATATTTCGTAATAATTTTATAATATAACTAAACCCCCCTTAACCCTCCTGTACGGGAGGCTTGGCTCCCCAGGAAAGGGATGTTATATTTACGATGTAAGTTTGAGACGTGAGATCCAAACAGAAATAAATTAAAATAAATAAATAAATAAAAGTTATGTTAGAATTAAAAGTAAACCAAAAATTAAACAAAGATCAAATTAGAGAAATCGCACCTAGTGTTTTCACAAGTGTTCCATCTAAAGAAGTATCAAAACATTATGTTCATATACCAACTGAAGTAGTGATTGATGATATGGAAAAATTAGGTTGGGATGTGATGGATGTAAAAGAAGTTAAAGCGAGAAAAGAAAACACAAGAGGTTTTCAAAAACATTTATTAGTTTTCAGAAATGAGGATATTATAATAGATGGGGAAGATGGGGATAGAGTTTTCCCACAAATATTATTAACAAATAGCCATGATGGGAAAAATGCATTTACCTTCACAGCAGGGTTATTTAGAATGGTTTGTGAAAATGGATTAGTGATTAGCACTAAAGAATTTGGTTCAGTTAGAGTTAGACATATGGGTTATGATTTTTCAAAAGTTCAAGAAACAATAAATGAAATTGTAGAACAATTACCATTAACTGTTGAGTCAATGAATAAAATGAAAAATACTGAATTAAATGAAGAAAAAGCAGTTGAATTTGCAACAAAAGCTTTAAATGCAAGATTCACGGATGATGAGTTAAAAAGAATTTCAATTGATGCTTTAGAATTATTAAAACCAGTTCGTGAAGAAGATAAAGGATCTGATTTATGGGCAATATTTAATATAGTTCAAGAAAAAATAATTGAGGGAGATTTTGAATATAGAGTGGGAGGTAAAGTTAGAAAAGCAAGAGAAATTAAAAACTTTAGACAAGATATCAAAGTTAATGAAAAGTTATTTGATTTAGCTTTAGAATATGTAGCTTAATATAATATGAAAAATCAACCCCCACCTTTAAGTGGGGGTTTTTTAGTATTTATAATCATGGATATTAATAAAATATTTAGATTATTTGAAATCGATGGAGAAGGGATCAATATCTCTGATGAGGAATTAGAGTCTATCCAAAAATTTAAAATGTTTAAAGATACTCCTATATATAAAATAGGGATGTTTGTTAAAATCCTATTAAACTATAATGTAATACAAGACCAAATTATTAAAATATTTAAACAATCAAATCAGGATATTGATTTTGAAGATATAGAAGAAGCTGGGAGACTACTTCACTATAATAGAGCTTTTGAATGGATAAAGGATTGTGAATTAGATGATGAATGTTGGATAGAAGGTTGGTTATTTAGAAATAGTGAAGAAGTTATTATAGGAATAGAAAGATTAAAATATTACTTTGAATCTGAGGAAGAATATGAAAAATGTGGGGTTTTACAGGAAATTGTCACCTTTCTTAAAAATAATTTGGCTCCCGAAGATTAATTTATTATCATAATATTACAAGGGTTTTAAAAAATATTAATAAAAAAAATGTGAAAGGTAACAGGTGATAAAGTATCTACCGTTACCTGATGTTATAAAAAATAAAGTATATGAGGAATAAAGAATTAGTGTTACGACGCTTACAAAAACTACAGGGTCTACTTAAAAAGTTAGATATGAACGTTCATAGAGGAGGTGACAGAACAACTATCAACTCTAACCAAAGAGAAATAAATGAACTAGTTCAGGATATTACTGATTTAATAGAAAGAGAATCATGAATTTATCAGCAGAACAAATACAATCTAATTGGGAAGAATTTATAGGTTATATTGATACCTACATCTCAGAACCTAGAAAATCCCAACTAATAGGGTTTTACAAAAAACACCAAGAAGAAATTATGCTAATGCCTGCTTCACATAAAAAAGCATACCATAATGCATTTCCAGGAGGGTATGTTGATCATGTTAATAGAGTTGTAAAAGGCGCTTTATCAATAAATAAAGTATGGTTAGACTTTGAATGTGAAGAAAATTATACAGAAGAAGAATTAGTATTTTCTGCATTAAATCATGATCTAGGAAAATTAGGAGATGAAGATAATTACTCCCATCTACCATCTCAGGATGAATGGAGAAAGAAAAATTTGGGTGAAATGTATAAATTTAATGATAAATTATCTTATATGTCTGTTCCAGATCGAGGTCTTAGATTATTAGTTAATAATGGAATAAAAATAAGTGAAAATGAATGGCTAGCTATAAAATTACATGATGGTTTATATGATCCTTCAAATGAACGTTATTTAAAAACGTATATGCCCGAGTTAAAACCAAGAACTTCATTAGTTTATATAGTACATCAAGCCGACTTAATGGCATCTAGAGTTGAGTTTGAAAAGGAATGGTTACCTAAATTTGGTGTTAGTAATAATGATAAAAAGAATTTTAAAGTTAATAAAAATTCAACCACATCAACAAAAACTAAGGCCTTAGGGACTATTAAAAGTCAAAGTTTAAAAAACATGTTAGATAATTTATAATGAATATATTAATCATATCAATCTTATCAGTATTAGTAGTTATATTAGGTTTTATTTCATATAACCTTCTTAGGAAAAATGAAAAACAAGAAGATATACTATCTGGGTACTTAGATTATCTTGATAATATTTCTAGAGTAATAGAAATTTCAGATAAAAAAGTTAAAGAAATAGATCATTCAGGTTCATTTTCATCCGATGATGAAATTGGTTTTTTCTTCAAATCAATAAAGGGTATTCAAGATATTTTAAATGATTTTCAAGTTAAACGAATTAGATAATTTATGGCAAGGAAAAGAAGAAAGGAGTCAAAGAACTACTTCACCCATGATACGGAGAAGGCTATAGTATTATACAATAATACCCCATGCTCTGATAAAAGAAGTAAGATATATGAGAGAGAGATACATTATCCCTTTTTCAAACTAACTGAGAACATAATCCACACATTTAAATTTTATTATACTGAAGTAGTTGAAATAGAACATTTACAACATGAAATAATAACATTTCTTCTTTCTAAAATGCATCTGTTTAATCCTGATAATGGGGCTAAAGCTTATTCGTATTTTGGCACCATAGTAAAAAATTGGTTAATAATATATAATAATAAAAACTATAAAAAAAAAATACAACATGCCCCAGTAGATGATTTATATAGAGATGAAACTTATTCCTATACTCTAGAGGATGATAGAGTAGTAGATAAGTTATCATACTTTATTGATAATTATATAGAATATATAGAAAATAATTTTCAAACCCTCTTCCCTAAAGGTAATGATGTTCAGGTAGCTGATGCTATATTAGAATTATTTAGAAAAAGAGAGAAAATTGATATATTCAATAAAAAAGCACTTTACATTTATATAAGAGAAATAATGGCTACAAATGGGATGGAGGTCAAAACTCCAAAAATAACCAAAACAGCTAATAAATTATATGATATATTTAAAGATAATTATAGATTCTACTTAGACCAGGGCTACATTCAATTCAAAGAGGTATAAGCTTTAATATTTATACCAAATAAAATACATATTTATGAGCCATTTAGATAAAAAAATATTTGGGAAAAAGACCTACTCAAATCTCCTTAAAGAGATATATGAAAACCAAAAGAAAAAAGAAACGCAAATAGGGGCCCTAATAGCTGAATTAAAACCCTTAATACAGGATATAGGAGATGCAACCATGATAGTCCCACTTATAAAAGAATATATGGAATTAGGGATAAAAAATGATGAAGCTTTAATAAAGATAGCAACAATATTACAAAGAGTTTATGCTAATGATGGGGTTGATAAAGATGGATTTGGTATAAGTGATAAAGAAAAAGAACAATTGATGAAAGAAATAGAGAATTTACAACTCCCACCTAAAAAGGAAGACGATAATTAATGGGTTTCAATAAAGGTATATCAGCCAATATTAATATTTCATCAGGAAATAACAACCCACCTACACCTACATTCTTATCCAAAGAACCTTACCAGGTAGGAAGAGTTAAGGATATTATATTAGATGAAAACTACCCTGAAATTGAAAAATATGGAGGTTTAAATGGGATTGGAACCATCAGATTTGAATTGATAAACGATCCCTCAATAGGTGAAGGGTTTGCAAAACCTTTATACCCACAAAATTCATCATATCCATTAGTTAATGAATTAATATTAATATTCAAGTTACCAAATAATAATATAGGTAAAACTAACTCAGCTACCTCTTCATATTATATTAATATGATAAGTTTATGGAACCATCCCCACCATAATGCTTACCCAAATCCTAAAAGGGGTAATCCATTACCTCCACAACAAAATAAGGATTACCAAGAAACTGAGGCAGGGTCTGTAAGAAGAGTTACAGATAGTTCTACTGAAATTAATTTAAACAGTCCAACTAACCCATACCAAAATACTTTTTTAGAAAGAACTAATATTCACCCATTACTTCCTTTCCCAGGAGATATAATAACACAGGGTAGATGGGGTAATAGTATTAGATTTGGAAGTACGGCTAAACCTTTTAATCTTCCTTCCTCTAATAAATGGTCCTCAACTGGTACAAACGGTGACCCTATTACCATCATTAGAAATGGACAATCATCAAATTTCTCAGATGAAGGATGGATTCCTGTAACTGAAAATATAAATGAAGATAAATCTTCTATTTACGCTACCTCAACACAGAAAATTCCTATAAAAGTAGCTACTGAAAAATATTACTCATATAAAACACCACCCACCATACCTTCCCAATATACAAACCCTCAGGTTATTATAAATTCGGATAGGTTAGTTTTTAATGCAAAAACTGATAATATTTTATTAAGTGCAGAAAAATCTATTGGGTTATCTTCTGTTAATTCCTTAAATTTTGATACTAAAAATTACATTGTAGATGCAGGTAGTATTAAATTAGGAAGTAAAAATGCCACTGAACCTTTAGTTAAAGGGGAAACTTTATATAAAAACTTAAACCAAATAGTTAATGCTTTAATAACATTAGTAGATGTAATGGAAGTACAACAATTATGGTCTGGTGGTGTTCCAACACCTGATGGTGCTACTTCAGTAACAGCTAGAACTACAAAAGATATACTAAACCATGTTAAGAAAGATTTAGTAAATATTAAATCAAAAGTTAGTAAAACCGTATAATGGCAGATACACCAACATACCAAGTAGCTGCTGATAACAGTGATATAAAAGGTACTATATCTTTTTCTGCCAGAGATGACGGTTATTATGGAACAATAATATTATCTAATTTCCCTGAAGGATATATAAAAACCTCTACTTCAGTTACTTCCCCAATTGTAGAGGCTAATTACGAAACCCTAAAAATAGAAGTTTTAAAATTAGGACAAGCATATTTAGATGAACTAAAAACAGATACAGTTGATTTTGGTATTCTTAAAATAGTATCCACTGCTGAAGAACCTGCAATACGATTTATAAATTATAAAACAGAGGGGAAAATAATAGACCACGAATATAATCCACTTCCCGAAGCTACCATCAAAGATCCTAGGGATAACCAAACTACCTCAAATACTACTGGGGATTTTATTTTAGAAGGTGACTATATTAGTGGTAGTATCTTTGACCTTACTGTATCAGCTGAGGGGTATGGGACTAAATATGGAATTAAACCCTTTGATAGTAATAAAAAAATCAAATCCTATTTAACCCCAATACAATTAAACCCAGAAAAAGAAGACTTAAAGGATGATATATCTGATGAATTACCTCTAAATGACATTCAAGTTAAGGCTATGAAATTATCTAAAACTAATTTCGAAATGGCTCAACAACAGGCTATGAATAAAATCATAACAACTGTAAAAACAGTTTTAATTCCCTCAATTTTAACTCAACTAGCTGCATTCGGTATAACAAAAGCTTCAGAGGCATTAAATAGAAAATTTGGAGATGTTAATTTTACCTGTCCCTCTAATTTAGATGAATTAAATAAACTAATAAAAAAGAAAAATAGGCTAACTAAACAATTAAACAATATATATAAATTCCTAAATACAATTAAAGTAGGAGTAGATTTTGTAAATAAAACAATAACTGTTGCTGAAATAGCCCTTCAAGTTTCAAAAGCATTAGCAGCAACTCCAGGATCCCCATCAGAACCAGCTCAATCTATTTTTAAAAAGATAGAACAAGAACTAAAAAAATATAGACTAATATCAGAAGTTACATTAATGGTTCTGATTATATTACTTAATATTTTACAACGTATTTTAGATTTACTAGCTTTATTAGATTTTGCAATAGGAAAATGTGCTATTGAAGGAGCATTACCTCAAGAACAACTTACTACTAATTTATTAGAATCTACCCAAACCCAATCCCACCAATTATCCCCAGTTGTAACAAATGTAAATGGGTTTGATATGGATGTAATAGCTGTAAGTGGGGGAACTGATGGGGCTTTAAAACAGAGGAGAGCAGTAGCTAGAAACTCACAAGGGATTATAATGTTACAAGGTGAACCATCTTATAGTTCTAACGATCAAATTTTGATTGACGAATTAGTTTATTATATTCAACAAAATGATTTAAAAGCATAATATATTAATATTTATAAAAAACACCACATGAAAACAAACGTATTAAAAAAATTAATTAAGGAATCAGTAAAAGAAGTATTCCAAGAAGAACTAAAGGAAGTTTTATTAGAGGCGGTAAGATCATCAAAATCTACTCCTATAAATGAAAATTTCAATCCAACATCCACAACTCCACCCCCAGTTAATTCGGGTAAATCATTGATGGAGAAAAGAAAAGGTTACATGGATATTTTAGAACAAACAAAACTTAATTTTACAAGTAAAGATGTACCACAGAGGTTTACAGCTCAA